GCTAAAAAGTCGGAAGAAAAGCGTAAAGCAGATGAGCGTAAAGCTAAAAGCGGCGGAAAAAATCTCGCCCATAATATCCAAGGCTAATGGCAAAAAAGATTCAAATAGATATTGAAGTCAACGGCAAGATGACAAAAGCTACTGTCGACGCTAAGAAATTGCGTGGACAGTTAGACGGACTTGACGATGCTCAAAAGAAAACTACCAAATCTGGAGAAAAGTTTCAAAAAGGGTTAAAAGGTGTTGGTGAGCAGTCTGCAAATGCCTCTAAAAACTTTTCTAAATTTTCTATGGGTATGGGTGGCTTTGTTGGCGTCTATGCATCTTTAGCAGCACAACTTTTTGCAGTAAGTGCTGCGTTTCAGTTCCTAAAAAGAGCAGGTGATTTAGAAGCTCTGAAAGCAGGACAAATTGCTTATGCTTCTGCCACTGGTATTGCTATGAGAAGTTTGGCAAAAGATATACAAGCGGCAACAGAACAACAAGTAACATTCCAAGACGCAGCCCAAGCAGGAGCAATCGGTACGGCAGCCGGTTTATCAACCGACCAACTGACTCGATTAGGCTCTGCGGCTGCAGACGCTGCTCAAATATTGGGACGAGATGTAACAGATTCTTTTAATCGTTTGGTACGCGGCGTTACAAAAGCAGAGCCAGAACTCTTAGACGAATTAGGTATTATTTTACGATTAAAAGATGCAACAGAAGACTACGCCCGTACTTTAGGAAAAAGCGCCGAGGATCTTACTCAATTCGAAAAAAGTCAAGCTGTAGCAAACGATGTTCTAGGGCAAGCGGAAGCAAAATACTCAGAAATATTAGATATAACAGGCAGAACTCCAAATGAATTCGCACAGCTAGGAATTGCTTTTGACGAAGTAACTAATAAATTAAAAAGCTTCGTATCTGTAATAGCAGGACCAATGGCGCAAGTTTTAAGAGATACCCCTATTCTAGCGGGTGCTGCTTTCTCTTTATTAATTGCAGGGCCTTTGAAAGCTATGGGCTTCAGTTTAGTAGATATAGCTAATACTGCTAAAGCATCCGCGGATACTCAAATAGCCGAAGTACGAAGAATTTCAGTAGAAAGAAAAAAATTAACTAATCAAATACGCTCAGAGGAAGAAAAACTACGCGTATTAGCCTCTACTGAAGTATCTAAAGATACCTCTAGTAAAATTCTTAAAAATTTAGCTAAAGGCTCAAAATTATATGGCGCAGATAGAGCTAATTTAAAAAAAGCTTTAAGGGCCGCAGAGCTACAGCTTATACATCACGGAGAAATAACAAAAGGTATCTTTAAAGGCAGAGATGCTTCAGTTCTTGCAAGTTTTGAAAAAACTCTAGATAGAATGGATATAAGAGTTGATGAAAACGCTACTAGATGGCAGAGATGGTCTTTAAGCGTTCAAGCAAGCGTAGCAAGAGCAAACTCTGCAATTAAAGGAGGAGTTTCCAAAGTATTATTAGGGTTCACTAGGCTTATCTCTTTTGCCGGCTGGGCAGGTATAGGCTTAGCTGTATTTAAGAGCCTGCAAGAAGGTTTAGAAAGATTTAGAAAAACTTACACATCAGGGTCTGATCCTTTAGAAGAAACATTTAATGAGCAAGCTGCCTTGTTAGAGTCTGCAAAAGAAAAAATAGTAGATTTAGCTGAAGAATACGAGCACTTTAATAAGATACAGTCCGTAAACATGAAATATGCAACTACAGATTTAGAAATATTTCATGATACTGCTCAAAATATAGCAAATATGCTTGCGACTTCTTTTTCTGGACAAGCCTTAGAAGGTATGCGGTCTCAGTTTTCTAGTGTTAGAGAAGAAATAGTTGCTTTGGCAAAAACAGACTCAGAAGTACAGCAACAAATGAATTCAGGGTATGGGCAACAGAATAGAGAAGCTTTCTCGTCTGTTCTTCAGTTTTTTGGGGCAGGAAAAGAAGCCGCCGATGGAATGGCCGAGGCTGTTAGTAATTATGCAATAAGACTAGAAAAAGCTGTAATTACCGGTGATGATGCTTTTATGACCACTTCTTTGAGTGAGCAATCAGAAGCAGTCAAAACCAGAATAACAGACAGTATAGAAAGCCTAGAGATGTTTAAGAAAAAAGTACAAGAAACTACTCCAGGAGCTCAAACTTATAAAGCATTTCAAGATTTTTCAGTTGCTTTAGCAGCTGCTCAAAAACTTTTAGCAACAGGTTCCTTAGAAGGAACTGGATTTGACTCAGAAGATGCAATTTTTGCTGCTTTAGAGGCCGCCGGACCTTTAGCTCAAGCTTTAGCAGGCAATCTTGGATCTCTTAAAGTACAAGTGCAAGCCACTAATACTTCTTTTGCAGATATGAAAAGAACTTTAAAAGGGCTTAGTTCAGGAGATAACTTAAGGTTAGTAGCAGAGGCTGAATTAAAAACTTTACAAGAAATAATAAAGTCAAGAATTGCAGAAGGAAAAGCAGTAGACTCGCAAACAAAAAGAGTTGCAGAATTAAATACAATTATTGAACTTGGCACTCAGCTTGCTCAAAGGGACAATGACCATAAAGTTTATAGCTTAGAACTGCAAACAGAAGCAGTTCGTAACTATGCAAAAATATCCAAAGCTCAAGGAAAGTCTCTTAAAATACAAGATAAAATTTCTAAGTCAGAGATGGAATCTAGCTTTTTAATAGGGGACAGAAACAGACTTGTAGAGCTGTTTGCTGATGAAAACGGAAATGTAACAGCAGAAGTACAAAGACAGCTCGATCTTTTAAATGCCCAAATAGATTTGGAGCATGCAAAAAGCGATTTGCTACAAGAACAGCTAGATTTTCAAAAATCAATAAGACAACAACTAGAAGGCATAGAAAGACTAAAAACTGTTCAAACAATAATTGGGTTCGAAAAAGAAGTTTTAAATATTGCAGTAAAAACCGCGGATCTTCAAAGACAAGCAGCAGATGCTAGATTAAAAACGGCACAGGATGTTGCACAGCTTCAGTTTAGAGCTGCAATGGCAGATAATCCGTTTGCAAATAAAGAAAGAGAAGCAGCAGAATTTGCTCTTCAGTTAGCACAACAAAGATATGATGAAGGAATTAATTTCATTAATCAAGAAGAAATTCTGAAGATAAATCAAATTAATTTAGAGTATAAATTACTAGACGCTAAAAGAAAGCAAAGTATTTTAGAGGCTCAAATTCTTCAAAAAGAAATGAAGCAGAAAAAAGAGTTGTACACCCCAGAAGACTTCAACGCTATAAATTCTGCTATTCAAGAAATGCAAAATACGGACTATTCTGAACAGCGAAACGCTGCTATCGCACTCGCACAGCAGTTAGCAGAAAGCGGAAGAACAGAATTAGCAAATGGAGTTCTTCGAGCCGCACAAGATGTAGAGGCGCAAGATCCTTTCAATAAGTTATTCAGCTCCGCAGTAGATTCTTTGAGAGGTTCTTTGAATGACGCAGTAAATGCAATTTTTGATTCATTATCTGATAAAACAATGAACTTATCTGAAAAATTAAAAGATATTGCAGATAGTTTGCTAAAAGCAATTCAAAAATCTGTAACTGAATTACTAATTGTAGACCCTTTAATGCAAACAATAGGGAAAATGTTAGGAAAAGAAGACCCTTCTACTAGAATGAAGAACGCTATTAAAGAAGGGCATAAAGACGGAGCTACTGTACTTAAAGAAGAAATTAAAAGCGCTTTAGACAGTACTAAAGTTAAACTACAATGTTGCGAGCAAAAAGCACAGCCTACACCTCCGCCGGCTCCTACCGCTACTAGCACTGCTAGTGAAACTCCGTATGCAGGCCCTCAGAGCTTAGAAGCAAGAACTAGTTCAAGCATAAATGCTGCTTTTACAGAGTCTGAAAGAGCTTCTGCAGGAGCTGAAGCAAGAGCGTATTCTTCACAACAGCTTGCTGAAGGACAAGCCGCACTTGGAAGTAGCCTAGCCTCTCCAAGTAGTTTTGCAGACTCTATACAAGCACCTACTTTATTGCCCGTAGCTGAGGCCAGAACGATGCAGGAAGAAGAGGGCGGTGGTTTATCTGAAGCCATGGGAAGCTTGAGAGACTCTATAGGAGATTTAACTATAGAAACCACATCAAACATTACTGCAGGAGCAGCACTTGTTGCCGGATTAACAGGTAATTCAAAAGCAGCAGAAGCTCTTGCAAAAGTCACGGCGGCTTTAAAAGCTTATCAAATGATAAAAGCAGGCATTGAAAAGTTTCTTGGACTTAAAAGAACTACAGAAACAGGAATGTTAATTACTGCTTTAGCTGCAAATACTGCGTCTAATTACGCGGCTGCGGCAAGCGGAGCAGTTCCAGGATTTAGATACGGCGGAGTTGCTAAGCCTTACTCTACTGGAGGCATAGCAAACGGTCCAAATTCAGGACACCTTGCAATGCTACACGGAAAAGAAGCAGTTGTACCTCTTCCAAATGGTAATTCAATTCCTGTCGAAATGAAAAATGGCGGTCAAAGCGTAAATAATGTTACTGTAAATGTATCTACTGACGGTCAAACGCAAAGTTCTTCAAATGGAGCAATGGGCGAGAATCTTGGACAAGTTATTGCAGCAGCAGTACAAAAAGAGCTTCATAATCAGAAGCGTGCAGGCGGTATCCTGAATAAGCATGGAGCAGCATAATGGCAACTTTTAGTTTTACAATTTCTGCAAGTAAAGTCAACTCTTTAAAAGGTATTTCTAATGCGGCAGCTTTTGAAGCTGTAGCAGATAGAGGGTTGAGTAGGGCTTCTAAGCATAATGTTCTTACTGCAAGATTTGGGGACGGATACGAGCAGCGAGTTCTAGACGGAATAAATACTAAGCAAGACCAGTTTAATATAGCTTTCAAAAATAGAGACTCTGCTGATATTAATCTTATTGCAGCATTTTTAGATGATAGCGCAGGTAAAAGTTTTGACTTTGTAATTACTGATAAGTTTAGTAGTGGAAACCTGACTACGAGCACTATTAAAGTGGTGTGCGATGACTATAATATAAGCTATGGACATACAACCAATCATAGCTTAGCTTGTGTATTAAGAAGAGTTTACGAGCCCTAATCATGACAGATTTAATTGATACAGTACAACTTCAAGAAATTGACGACGCCTACGTAGAGTTATTTGATGTAACTCTGCCAAGTGGCGCAAAAGTGTATATATTTAATGGACTAGATGACGGAACTACTAATATCTACTTTCCGAGTAAAACATTAGATACAGATTCAAACTCTGCTACTTATAACAAGTACCCGTTAAAAGAATACTTTGCTATTCCCGTCTCAATAGACGGCGTAGAAATAAATGGAGCAGGAGTTAGTCCTCGCCCGTCTTTAAGAGTAGCTAATATTCCTACTTTAACAAGATCTATTTCAAATAATGAAGACGGCACTGGAGACGAAGAAACGCTTTATTCTATTCTAGTAGACGAAGGGATATATAAAAACGAAAGCTTGTTAAATACTCGAATAGAGTACAGAAGAACTTTATTTTCAAATACGTATAAAAGTACAGATGCACATCCTAGCGCTTCACCCGTAGAGTTTCCTAGTCAAACATACATTATTGATAGAGTAGCATCAGAAGACAGTA